CTTATTTGAATTTAGATTGGAAACCAATTCCTATTTTACCTAAGTTTGTTGACATCGTTGTTAATGGTATATCAAATAAGAGTTATAGTATAAAAGCTTATGCTCAAGATCCTACTTCAACAAAAGCAAAAACGGATTATGCTGCAGGTATGATTAGAGATATGATGACTCGTAAATTGCTTGATGAAATACAAAGCAATTTAGGGATTAATATGTATAACACAAGCAATCCAGGCGATCTGCCAGAATCTATTGAAGAATTAGAAATGCGTTTGCAGCTTGATTATAAACCATCTATTGAAATTGCAGAAGAAGAGGTTATAAACCAGGTATTAGCAACAAATAAATATGATCTAATTGCTAAAAGACTTAATTATGACTTAACCGTTATAGGTATTGCATGTGCGAAAACGTCATGGAATCCCGCTAATGGAATTGTTATTGATTATGTTGACCCTGCTAATTTAGTATATTCATACACGGAGGATCCTAACTTTGAAGATGTCTACTATGTTGGTGAAGTTAAAGCCATTAGTTTAGAAGAACTAAAAAAACAATTTCCCTATTTATCTGATGAAGATTTAAAAGAGATTGAGAAATATCCAGGTGATATGAATTATATTCGTAATTACCCCGGGCAAAGTAATGACAATACAACTGTTCAAGTACTATACTTTGAATACAAAACATATTCAAATCAAGTATTTAAAATAAAATATAATGAGCAAGGGTTAGAAAAAGCTATAGAGAAAGACGATAGTTTTAATCCTCCAGAAAATGATAACTTTAAAAGAGTATCAAGAAGTATTGAGGTATTATATTCAGGAGCTAAGATTTTAGGTTTTGAAAAAATGTTAGAATGGAAGTTAGCTGAAAATATGACTAGGCCATTTTCTGACACAACAAAAGTGCAGATGAATTATACCATTTGTGCGCCAAGAATATATAAAGGTAGAATTGAATCATTGGTAAGTAGAACAACTACTTTTGCAGATATGGTTCAATTAACACACCTTAAATTGCAACAAGTGCTATCAAGAATGGTTCCTGATGGAGTATTTGTTGATGTTGATGGGTTAGCGGAAGTTGATTTAGGCAATGGAACAAATTATAATCCAGCGGAAGCTTTGAATATGTACTTTCAAACTGGTAGTATTGTAGGGCGTTCTATGTCTCAAGACGGAGGAATGAATCCCGGCAAAGTGCCAATTCAAGAATTACAAACATCGAACGGAAATGCTAAGATACAAGCATTGATAGGTACATACCAATATTATTTACAAATGATACGTGATGTTACCGGATTAAATGAAGCAAGAGACGGAAGCACTCCTGATCCAGATGCATTAGTAGGATTACAAAAAATGGCTGCAGCAAATTCAAATACTGCTACCAGACATATTAAAGATGCAAGTTTATATTTAACATTAAGAACTTGTGAGAATATATCTTTAAGAATTGCGGATTCGCTTAATTTCCCATTGACAAAACAATCATTAATAGAGAGTATATCTTTATTTAATGTGGAAACCTTAAAAGAAATTGAGAATCTTAATACACATGATTTTGGTATCTTTCTTGAATTAGAACCAGAAGAAGAAGAAAAAGCAGCATTCCAAAGAAATATACAAATAGCATTACAGGCTGGCAATATAGATCTTGAAGATGTCATTGATCTTAGTAGAATAACAAATATAGATTTAGCTAATCAGGCTTTAAAATTTAAGAAGAGGAAAAAGCAAGAAAGAGATCAGGCAAATCAACAAGCCATGATTAGGGCACAGGGTGAATCACAAGCTCAAGCATCAGAAGCGGCTGCAATGGCTGAGGTACATAAAAGGGAAGCATTAGCCCAAACAGAGATACAGGTATTACAATCAAAATCTCAATTTGAGATACAAAGAATGCAAAAAGAATTAGAAATTAAAAAACTGCTTATGGCAGAGCAATTTCAATATGATTTTGAATTAGCGAAATTACAAGTGGATATTGCTAATCAAAAACTGCAACAAGCAGAAGATAGAAAAGATCAAAGAACAAAAATACAAGCTACACAACAATCAGAATTAATTGAGCAAAGAAAAAACAATACATTGCCAAAAGATTTTGAGAACTCTGTAGCAGAAGAATTTGACTTAGGCCTTATGTAAAAGAATATTAACCAATTTTATATTATTATATTATGTCAGAAGAAGTAAAACAAGAAGGTAGCTTCAAATTGCAAAAACCAAAACCAGCTCCTCGCAAATTAAATAAGCCGGCGGCTGTAACAAAAGTTGATTTACAAACTAAAACAGAAGAAAATGCCGTTCAAGAGCAAACAACAAATGAAAGCGTGTTGGTCAATGAAGTCACCAAAGTGGAATTGCCGAGAGTGGATGAAGGAAACGCCGAACCCGCAATCGTTGCCCAAAACGTTGAAACGCAAGCCGAAGAAGTAATTCAAATAAATGCTTTGCAGGAAGTTTCTGAAGAAGAGATTGCTGCAAGTACTCAAGAATTAGTTGAAGAAGCTCAAGAAGCCGTTAGTATAGCGGAAGCAACAGGTAAACAATTACCAGAGAACGTTGAGAAGTTAATTTCATTTATGGAAGAGACAGGTGGAACAGTGGAAGATTACGTTCGACTTAATGCTGATTACTCTAACGTTAATAGTGAATTATTATTAAAAGAATATTATAAAAAAACTAGACCTCATCTAAATGAAGATGAAATTGATTTTCTTATGGATGATCGATTTGCATACGATGAAGACGAGGACGATGAACGTGAAATCCGTAAAAAGAAATTAGCGTTTAAGGAAGAGGTTGCAAAAGCCAAAGGTTTTTTAGAAGATCTTAAGTCTAAATATTACGAGGAAGTAAAGTTACGACCAAGTATAAACAAAGATCAACAAAAAGCAATGGACTTTTTTAATCGCTACCAACGAGAGCAGGAAGTTGTTGAAGGCCAACATTCAAAGTTTAAGAACGACACGAAAAGTTTCTTTACCCAAGATTTCAAAGGTTTTGATTTCAAATTAGGTGAAAAGAATTTTAGATATGGTGTTCAAAACGCAGAGAGTGTGGCAGATAAACAATCAAATATTACTAACTTAGTCAAGAAGTTCTTGAACGATAAAGGAGAAGTAACAGATTTGAAAGGTTATCATAAAGCAATGTATGCTGCTGAAAACGTAGATACTTTAGCTCATCATTTTTATGAGCAAGGGAAAGCTGACGCAATTAAAGAAATTACAGCAAAGTCAAATAATATAAACACAGCTCCAAGACAAACTTCGAGTGGTGAAATATTTGTAAATGGTTTTAAAGTAAAAGCAATTAATGGTGTTGATTCTACAAAACTGAAAATCAAAAACAAATTTAACAATTAAAATTTAAAAAATTATGGCAAATGTTACGCCTAACTTTGGGACCATTAAACCGTCCCAGAAGCAACAAGCTTTAGACACAAATTATTTAAACTTTACGGATCCTAACAATGCGGATTTCGTATCTTTCGCTCAACAATATTTACCAGAGATCTACGAACAAGAAGTAGAGCGTTATGGTAATAGAACTTTATCTGGTTTCTTGCGTATGGTAGGGGCTGAGATGCCAATGGCTTCCGATCAGGTTATTTGGTCAGAACAAAATAGATTACACATTGCTTATACAGGTGTTGACGTTGTAAGTGCTGCTGCAAATACATTACTTATTCCTGTTAACTTAACTCCAGCTAACCCTGCTGATTTCGTACAAAACGTTATTTCTATCAATCAGACTATTGTTATTATGAATCCTGCTACAGGATTAGAAGTTAAAGCTATTGTTACTGCTAGTAATATTACTACTGGTGCATTAACTGTTGCTCCTTATACTGCTGCTACATTAGCTGCTGCTGGATTTACAGACGGTATGGACGATTTAAAAATCTTCGTTTATGGTTCTGAATATGCTAAAGGGTCTACATTAACTGGAGACAACTATACTAGCATTGAGCCTAGCTTCACACAATTCTCTAACTCACCTATTATTATCCGTAACAAATATGTTGTTAATGGTTCTGACACAGCTCAGATTGGTTGGGTAGAAATTGCTACTGAAGATGGAGCTGGTGGTTTCATGTGGTATTTAAAAGCAGAATCTGAAACAAGATTACGTTTTGAAGATTACTTAGAAATGTCAGTTGTTGAGGGTGAATTAGCTGCCACTGGATCTGCTGCATTAGCTGCTGGTAAAAAAGGTACTCAAGGTTTATTCTCTGCTGTTGAAGAAAGAGGTAATGTATTGAATAACTTTACTGCTGGTTCTGGATTAGCTGAATTTGATTCAATCTTAAGAAACTTAGATACTCAAGGAGCTATTGAAGAAAACATGTTATTCTTAAACCGTCAAACTTCATTAGACTTTGATGATATGTTAGCTGACATCTCTTCTGGAACTGCTGGTGGTGTTGCTTTTGGATTGTTTGAAAACTCCTCTGAAATGGCATTAAACTTAGGTTTCTCTGGTTTCCGTAGAGGATCTTACGATTTCTATAAAACTGACTGGAAATATTTAAATGACGCTTCTACTCGTGGAGCAATGGCTCAATCTGCTATTGATGGAATTTTAGTTCCAGCTGGTACTTCAACTGTTTACGATCAAGTATTAGGTACAAACATCCGTAGACCATTCTTACACGTTCGTTATAGAGCTTCACAAGCTGATGACCGTAGAATGAAATCTTGGGTACTTGGATCTGTTGGTGGTGCTTACACTTCTGACTTAGATGCAATGGAGGTAAACTTCTTATCAGAAAGATGTTTATGTGTACAAGGTGCTAATAACTTCGTGTTATTTACATCTGTAACTTAATAAGAGTAAATTCTTATAAATTTTACCCTCGTTAGAATATCGAGGGTAAATTATAGTAAATTTTACCCTCGTGTAATATCGGGGGTAACTTTTACATTTAATAACTAATTAATTATATTATATCATGTCAAAATTAAAACAAACCGAACCTCAAAATTGGGAGGTTAAAGATAGAACATACATTTTAACAGGACCTCATAGCCCGTTAACATACACAATTTCATCAAGACATTCAAGAAGATTTCCATTATTGTGGTTTGATGAAGAAACAAAAGAACAAAGAGAATTAAGATATGCAACTAATCAGAACTCTCCATTTGTGGATGAACAAAAAGGAGAAGCAACATTAGGGCATATTATGTTTAAAAACGGAACACTTACTGTTTCAAAAGAAAAGCAAAATTTACAAAGACTATTATCGCTTTATCACCCTATGCTAAATAAGAAGTATCAAGAATTTGATGCAATACTTATCGCGGTTGATGAGCTTGATACATTGGAAATGGAATTAGAAGCAATGACTGCAGCTAAAGCAATGGATATTGATCAAGCAGAAGCAATACTAAGAGTTGAGATTGGATCTAAGGTATCTAAGATGGCTTCTAAGGAGATAAAAAGAGATTTGTTAATCTTTGCTAAAAGAAACCCAAGTTTATTCTTAGATTTGGTTAATGATGAAAATATTCAGCTACGTAATTTTGCTATTAAAGCATGCGAGGCTAACATTATAAAGTTGTCACCTGATCAACGTGATTTCAAATGGGCAACAAACGGTAAAAAATTAATGACCGTTCCTTTTGATGAAAATCCGTATTCGGCTATGGCAGCATTTTTCAAAACAGATGAAGGTATAGAAATATTCCAATCTATTGAGAAAAAACTTCAATAATACGTAATACTAATATATAGGTAGTTATTGTACATAGAGTGCAGTAACTGCCTAAATATTATAATAAATACTCAAGATGGCAATAAATGTAGATACAGTTTACAAAACGGTTTTATTAATACTTAATAAAGAGCAGCGAGGTTATATGACTCCTGATGAATTTAACAAAGTAGCAACGCAGGTTCAATTAGAAATATTTGAATCATACTTTGATGATTTAAACCAGCAATTAAGAGTGCCAGATAACGATAGCGAATATGCTGATCGTATAAAAAATTTAGATGGAAGTTTATCTATATTTAAAACAATAGGTAATTGTGATTATATGGGAGGCAATGAATTTGCAGCACCTGTATCATCAACCGCTCCATTATTTACAAACCCTGTTATAAATACTTCATCAGGGGTCTCAGTATATGCACTTACTTTAAATACTACACAAATTAGTGCTGGAACACCTCAAGTTTATTTTAATGGTATTTTACAACCAACTACTGCGTATTCTATAGTTGGAACAAACTTATTTTTATCGGTGGTGCCAGGAGCAACATCTTTCCAAATATTAGTTACAATATCAAATGCAGATTTTTATAGACTTGGTACTGTTATATACAATGATGATACGGAAGTTCAAAGAGTACAAAGAAATGATTTATTATATATAAATAGTTCTCCATTAACAAAACCGACTACACAGTATCCATTGTACGTATATGAAAGAGAAAAACTTTTTCTTTATCCAACAACAATATCAACTGGTGTTTCAGCATCCTTTGTTAGAAAGCCAAAGAATATTATTTGGAATTTTACCAGTACTGCTCCAAATTATACATACGTATTTAATCCGGTTACATCACAGAATTTTGAATTGACGGTAGCGGAACAAACAAATGTTATATTAAAAATATTATTATATGCTGGTGTTGTTATACAAAATGCTCAAATAGTACAAGTAGCAGCTCAGCAAATACAAGCAGAACAAATTAACTCTAAATCTTAAGGACTATGCCAATGCCAAACGGAGGGTTAATCACCGAAACTAATAGACAATATTATGAGGGAGCTCAGGGCTTCATTGGTGATAATTCTACAATTCAATTTGAAACAACATTTAATACAAATTTAGTTTTTTATTCGTATGATCCTAATAGTGAAAATTACGCATTAAATAACTTTAAGTTATTCACTAGCCCTACCGGACTACCTGGTACATATACAGAATGCTTTGAAGTATACACAGTTGTTAACAATGTAATAACATTTTCTACTTACGTCCCTGCAGATGGAGAATATATTGTTGTACAATTAAAAGTATTAACAGGCGGTAATTATGGAGATGACGATGCCTACGGAACTACCGTAGAAGAAAACTACGGAGGTTACCAATATACTAAATTATCCGATGTAATAAACAATTTTATAGTTGCTTATGTAGGATCTGGCAAATTGATTCAAGACGTAAAAAGAACAGATGTTATATTCCATGCTAAACGTGCAATGCAAGAGTTTAGCTATGATACATTGAAAAGTATCAAATCTCAGGAATTAACAATACCTCACTCGCTAAGTGTTGTATTACCTCAGGATTATGTTAACTATGTTGGCATGTACTGGATCGATAGACAAGGCGTAAAGCACCCAATCTATCCAGCTAATAACTTAACTTCTAATCCATCAGAAGCTCCTTTACAGGACGATTTAGGAGTAGAAATACAAGACAGTTTTAATAACAACATTAACACGGAACCTATCATTGAAGAGCGTTGGAGAAGAGCCAATACAGATATGCTTAATGGTACATATCTTGCTAATGCGGTTAATTACAATAATGGACTAGATATTTATGATTATGGTTGGGATAACTTTGGTATTGTTGGAAGACAGTATGGATTAGATCCTCAATATGCTCAAGGTAATGGTTGGTTTACAATAAACGATAGAGAAGGCAAAGTATCTTTTTCAAGTAATCTACATAAGATGATTATAACATTGGACTATATATCTGATGGATTAGCTTATGATTTAGATTCTAGAGTGCCAAAAATGGCAGAAGACGCAATGTATTCTTATATATTACATTCGATAGTATCTACACGAGCTAATTATCCTGAATATTTGGTACAAAGATTAAATAAAGAAAAATTTGCAAAACTAAGAAATGCTAAGTTAAGATTATCTAATATTAAGTTGCATGAAATTGTACAGGTAATGCGAGGCAAATCTAAATGGATAAAACATTAAAATATAATGGCAGAAATTAAAAATACTTTTCTATTATCTAAAATGAATAAAGATTTAGATAATAGACTTATCCCTAATGGTGAGTACAGAAATGCTCTAAATATATCTATTGGCAAATCGGAAAGCGATGATGTTGGTGCTGTGCAGAATGTATTAGGTAATAGTATATTCGGAAGTATTTCATTGCCTGAAGGAACTAAATGTATCGGTTATTTTATGGACAATCCTAATAATCGTATATATCAATTTCTAACAAATAATTATTCTTCCTTTACCGGTAATAAATATAATGCAATATGCGTTGCCGATCTAAATATTGGTCCTAACCCAATAGTATTAGTGTCTGGTGATTTTTTAAATTTTTCACAAGACAATATAATAACTGGTATTAATTTAGTTGAAAATTTATTATTCTGGACTGACAATAGAAATCAGCCAAGAAAAATAAATGTACAATCAGCTATATTGTCTCCAGCAACAAGTTTAAATCCTTATTATACACAAGAACATCAAATTTCTGTAGCAAGATATGCTCCGGTAGAAGCTATATCTTTAGTAAAGAAAGTAGAAACAACCACAACAGAACCTTCTGCAGCATCTACAACAATAACAGTAGCAAGTACAACTGGGATAATTCCAGGTATGACAGTTATAGGCGGAGGACTTGTTGATAGTTCATTCGTTTTAGTAGAAAGTGTTAATACCGGTGCATCAACTGTAACGGTATCTATTCCTGTTACATTGGCAGATAATGCAGAATTACTATTTTTAATATCTACGATGAGTGATGATTCCGAAGAACCATTATGGCCTGGTGATCCCGCTTATTTAACTGGTAGATATGTTAGATTTAGTTATAGATTTAGATTTGATGATGGCGAATATTCAATAATGGCACCATTTACTCAAATAGTATTTATACCAAATCAAAAAGGATACTTCATAAATGGGGATGAAACAAATGCTTACACAAGTACTGTTTTAAATTGGATGGAAAATAATATTAATAATATACAACTATTAATTCCATTCCCAGATATTTGTTCAAACTCTACAGGTTCATATAAAATACAAGCTCTTGATATATTATACAAAGAATCTGATGCAATTGCTGTTAGTGTTGTTGAAACAATACCCGCTACAGAATTTCAAGCTATAACAGATTCTAATGTATATATATACGAGTACCAATCCACAAAACCATATAAAGTACTACCGTCTGATCAAACAACAAGAGTTTATGATATGGTTCCTGTTAGAGCATTAGCTCAAGAGTCAGTAGGTAATAGAATTGTTTATGGTAATTTTGTAAAAAATCATACTGCTCCAAGATCTATTGGTTATAAAGTTTCTGTTAATGAAAAGCAAGACTATTCATTAAATTTTATAGAATATCCAAATCATACATTAAAACAAAACAGAACATATCAAGTTGGATTTATTTTAGCAGACAAATATGGAAGACAATCATCTGTTATATTATCTTCGTTAGATACTCTTGCAACAGTTTCTGAAGGTAACAAATATGGCGGATCAACAATATATTCACCTTATTTTACGGAAAGCAATATACCGGTAATAAAAAACTGGTTTGGAAATGCTTTATCTGTTTTGGTTGAAACTCCAATAAATTCAAATAACAATACAGCTACTGGTGAACCTGGTTTATATGCAACTACTGCTTCTATAGGCGGGTTTAATCTAACTGGCACTACAACAATAACAAGTACAACTTATACATTCACTGTAGCTAACGGGACTATACCAACAGTAGGAGAATATTTAAGAGGACAATATGTTGATTATGTAGAAATAACAGCTATTAATGCAACGGCAGCGCCGACTTATGTAATTACAACAGAAGCTCAGGTAAGCGACTTTTATGAAAGAGTTCCTTTAAATGATCCTGCTGATACTAAATGGTCATATAATATTAATCAATTAGGTTGGTATTCTTATAAAGTAGTCGTTAGGCAACAAGAACAAGAATATTACAATGTATATCTCCCTGGTATGCTTAATGGTTATCCAAAAGGCCAAACTTATGGTTCACAAGTTAATTATACAGCCGGAGGAACACCCTCACTAGATAACGGAATAAATACAACAGTTTTCCCTGTGGCGGAAATAAATAGAGTTGCACATACCGTTCTAATAAACGATAATATAAATAAAATACCTCGTGATTTAACAGAGGTAGGGCCAGATCAAAAGTTATATAGAAGTAGCGTTCAATTATTTGGGCGAGTGCAAAATACAATAGACGGACAAGACGCAAATAACGTGCAGTATTATCCATCTTCCAAAGCCGATGTAGCTATCGCTATTGGTACCTCGGATGATTTAAGTATGTATACTTCATCTGTTAATAACACATTGGGATCAGCAGTATTTAATTTCTATCAATTAGAAACCACTCCACTTATAGCTAGAATATCAACTTCTGATGCAATGGGTGTAACAGCTGTTGAAAATACAGAGCAAGCAACATTACCTATTACATATACTAACACGGATGACAATATGCAACCGTATTTAAGTATATATGAAACAAAACCTGTATATTCTTTATTAGATATATTTTGGGAAACTTCAACATCTGGATTAATATCAGATTTGAATGCCGATGTTTTAACCGGTTATGAAGGAATTGTTGGATTATCAGATATAAACTGGGATTTTAAAGAATCAAATGATCCAGAAAGTATTACAGAAAAATATATTTCTGGTGAATTTTGGCCTGTATCATTAACTTCTACAGAGTTGCCTTCTACAGGGGCTACTATAGTTGTTAGAGATAATACAGTTGACCAGAATATAGTTACAGGTAAATTTGGTATTGAAACAATTGACGTGGGTGGTGGAATTAATCATTATAGATTATACATACAAGATGATTTTGTTTTTATAAATGATACGGCTTCAACAACATTTACATTTGAAATATCTATAACGACTGAAGATTCTCCTACTCCTATTGTGTTTGAAGAAATAGGCAGGCTAGAAAATGTAGCTCCGACAATATTAAATACTTGTCCTGTTACATTAGCTTTACCATCCCCTGCTCCAACTCCTGGTGTTCCAATATATATATATCAAGCAGATAACGGAGCGCATTTAAATGCACTTAAGAAAATTGAACTTGATTGGAAGATATTAAATACCTCTACTGCAGGTTGGGAAGATTTATTTTCAATAGTAAAAAACCCAACAACTGGCGATGGGGAAATTTTCTTATTAGATACATTCCCAACATCACAAGTATTTACATTAAACATACAAGTTAAGGATGCCGTTAATTCATTAGGCATACCTACTAGTGATCCTCAATTAAAATATAGATCACAAACAGACGAGTGTACAATAACAATATCTATTGGCACGGTTGAAATATGTGGTAGAAGCTGGGGAGCTCGTAATGCGGATTGGGTAACTTATTCGGATGGTACACCAATACCGGAAGTTTCAAATTCTACAGCATGGGCAGCGTTAGAAACAGGAGCCTGGTGTTATTATAATAATGATTCCGCAACAGGCGCAGTATATGGCAAACTATATAATTGGTATGCTGTTATGGGAATATATAACGCGGCATCATTAGCTAATCCTAGTTTACGTAAACAATTTGCACCAGCAGGTTACCATGTTATATATGCCTCGAATGGATCGGGTTCTTTAGAAGGGCATCAAACAGAATTGTGCGCATTATGGGCATGTACATCAAATACACCATCTAATGCGGGTGGTACACTAAAAGAACAGGGACTTGATCATTGGGACAATCCAAATACAGGGGCAACAAATAGTACATTATTTACAGCTTTACCAGGGGGTAAGAGGGTAGCTGCTGGTACATTTGAAAAATTAACCGAAGAAGGCCATTGGTGGTTCGGTGGGCCTGAGTCTGGGTTTGAGGTATATGATCCAACAAACGCTAGTAGCTGGAAATTAACTTATACTTCAGCCGCTGTATTTGACATAGCTTCTAATAAAAAAGATGGATTAGCGGTTAGAATTACAGAAGATTATTCTGTAGATTATATATCTTATACCGATGGTCCTTATTGTCAAACTACTTATTTAGATGAAGAAGGTAATTTAGAACAATTTACATTAGGGGGAGTTGGAGGATTTGAGCAATCTAATTTTGTAACATCGGCACCTTGTGCAATAGATAGTACATGTGGCATTATACCCGATTAGTAAATGAAATATACCGATATTACTAAAAATTAAAAAAAACAAGTGATCATAATATATGAGTGCAACATTAGAATTAAAGTATTTCAATTCATTTTGGCTGAAGAAAATGACATCTGTTGTTGACGTATCCCCAAGTGAAACAGAAAATGATAATAGTATAACCGTTGAAGCCTTAGCTGGCTCTTCGGTTATAACGTTAGACCACGTACAACCAAATGTTGGCGTTGGTCAAATTATATATTACACTATAGCTAGCGTTATATATTCCTCAATAATAAGATCATTTGTTACCGGTGATGTATTAACACTGCAGGAACCTCTTGAGGTTACATTGCCTATTGGTACAACTTTAACATTTGGCGAAATAGTGGATTTTAAATATATACCTCAAGCTTACGAAGAACTTGATACAGATTGGTATATAGAAGAAGCTAGAATTAGAGGTGGTTATAATAATACATCTGTTGACTTTGGCGTTAAGGCATATTTAGTTGAAGACAATAATAATCAACAAATTAGACCTAGTTCATTAATATATTCAGGTATATTTAACTCAAGAACTGGTGTTAATAATACAAATCAATTTTCAGTTGGTGAAGATATAAGCAGATCTGTTAATCCTGCACAAGGATCAATTCAGAAATTATATGCAGAAGATACCAACTTAATAATTTTTCAAGAATTAAAAGTAAGTAGAGCTCTTATTGATAAAGATGCTATTTATTCTGCAGAAGGTATGCCAATAACAACTTCTGGTGCCCAAGTAATTGGGCAAATACAAGCCTATGCCGGTGAATATGGGATAAGCAGAAATCCAGAAAGCTTTGCTGTTTATGGATATAGAAAATACTTTACAGATAAAAACAAAAATGCAGTTTTAAGATTATCACAAGATGGTATTACAGAAATTTCTGACTATGGCATGCGTGATTATTTTAGAGATGCCTTTAGTAATGTAGGTAATACTGGTAAATTAATAGGTGGTTGGGATATGCATAATAAACAATATGTATTATCTATACAACCGGCTCAAACAAGCAGCTATTCTACATTGTCATTTGATGAAGACGCTAATGGGTGGACCAGTTTCTTTAGTTATAAGCCTGATTTTATAGGCAGCTTAATAAACAATTATTATAGTTTTAAAGATGGACAAACTTGGCAGCACTATTCTACAGCTGTAACAAGGGGTAATTTTTACTCAGCAGATCATCTTTCTCAAGTTATTGTAATACTTAATGCTAATCCTTCTTTAATTAAAAACTTTAATACTTTAAATTATGAGGGAGATATTGGGTGGAGAGTAGACAGCGTACAGACAAATACTGATACATCGGCAGCTATAGAACCTGCAATTAATTATAGTGGTATGGCTACTTTAGCTTCTTTGGAAAATCAATTATTAGTAAATAACTTTAAAGCAAAAGAAAACAAGTACTTTGCAAACATATTAAATATTACAGCAGGTGGTGGCGGAGATGTTATAGAAGGACAGTCTATGTCAGGTATTAAAGGTTTCTATGCAATCTGTTCATTTAGCCTTAATAATTCCCAATATTCAACTAGAACTGAATTATTTGCAGCATCTACTGAGTACACGGAGTCATCTTATTAAATTAAGTAAAAATACAATAAATATAAACTTTTAAATTAAAGATATATGTTACCAATGTTAGCAGTCAGTGTTGGCGCTTCCGTATTAGGAGGTATAATGGGAGGTGCAGCCGCTCGTGATAGAGAACGCGCCGCAGCCGCTGCTCGTAGAAGAGCGCAAGCCGAACTTACAAGTTTAGAAAATAGCAGACAAGCTATTATCAATCCTTATGAAACAGTAAAGGATATGAGCTATTTGGCTTCAAATCCTTATGCGAATTTAAGTGTGGCTACACAAGCGGCTAAATTTGAGGCAGAACAAATAGATATTTCATTAGCAAATACTTTGGACACCCTTAGAGAGACCGGAGCAGGGGCTGGTGGAGCAACTGCGTTAGCTCAGGCTTCATTAAAAGCAAAACAAGGTATATCTGCTAGTATAGAATCTCAGGAAGCTCAGAATGAAAAATTAAGAGCGCAAGGGGAAGCGGAGCTAGATAGAATAAAAATGGCCGAAGCTGCTCGTGTACAACAAGCAGAAGCTCAAGGCAAGGCGTTTATGTTCGAAGCAAGAGAAGAAAGAGAGGTTGCTAAGATGGATAGAGTTGCTACGCAATTGCAACAAGCGCAGGCACAACAAATGCAAGCGCAAGCTGACAGAACAGGAGCATTGACTGGAATGATAAGCGGTGTTACCGGAGCACTTGGATCAGCAGTGTCAAGTTATGGAACAATGAACGCAGGCGTGGATCCAGGAAAAAGAAGTTGGTAATACTATTATTATTAAATATAAAAATTAAAAAATAAATGGGAGCATACAGTAATCCAGAAATATTAGTGGACACCCAGTCGGGGCAGCATTGGAGAAATTTGCAAAAAGATATAAATAGTACTTTTAATAAAGTAGCTGAAGATCTAACTGCAATAGCAAAGAAAAACCAAGAATACGGAGAGCAGGCTAGACTAAATACAAAGTTTGCTAGGGAATTAACATATAAGATGGATGTTGATAACCCTAATATGAATATTCAAGAATCTCTTAAGCCTCTTGTTGATGAATATGAAAGGTTGCAAACCGATTTAGCTTTTGGTAAAAGTAAAAATATTACTGAGGATCGGTATAGAATACAGCAAATAGAGCAGTCTATTAAAAAAACCCAGGGCATGATAGAAAATAATTTAGCATTTGGGAAAGACTATAGAGAAAAAGCTGCAAATTTAGGAATGGTTGGTGGATATTCTGCTTTTAATGATCCAGCGGCAATGGCGATTGGAGCTGTTTCAACCAACAATGCTAAAGGAAAAATAGAGCTTGCTTTTGATTTAAATACTTATGAGCCCAGCCTTATATACTATTCCAAAATTAAAGCTGATAATGGTGCAGAAGGTTATTCAGAAATAGCCAAAGTAGATTCCAAAAAAATGGAAGCCTATGCGGCGGAACAAGGTGGGTTAAAAGTAATTCCAGCGGCTACAGATTTGTTTGAAAACTTAAAAAAGAATCCAACCTTGTTTGGTACAAATGGAGAACTATTGCCTGATTTTCAAACAAAAGAAAAAAGAGTTGTAAAAAAAGTTTCAAAAGATACTATTACAAATAATAAGCTTGATAAAGATATTGACATTGTTAATACTAGAACTTTTATAGTTCCGAGTACTGATTTAATAAAAACAAACTTAGAACAAAATATTGATGCTTCTATAGAGGGTATGGACAAAATTGGGGATTTAACAGTATTTTACAATCAATATGTTGATCCAAAAAATCCTGTACCATTAAATGGCGAATTAACACCTGAACAAAAAAAGGCAACAAGAGATTGGATCTCTAATAGTTTTATAAAAACATTACCACAAGCTATCGAAGATAAAAACGAACCCGAGGAGGTAAGTTATATTACAAAACAAACCAAAACAATACCTGAAGGCAGTGATGGCTCTGGAGGCGGAACAGGTGGTACAAAGGCTAAATCACCAAAAGAAATATTAAACGAAAATTTAAACAGCAGCTATAATAAGACAGGTTATATATTTGAAGGCGCTGACAGTTCTAATAGAGTTAAGGTAGGAAAAGATGGTAAATTATATAAAATTGATCAATACGAAAGTAAGATCGATTCAACTCCTCTAGATTTAAAAGCGGCTAGAATATATTTAGGTTTACCTGCAAATGGTATTTTAACAACAAAAAAATAATTAAATAATACTATATGGCTAATTACACAAATAAACTAGGGGATATTTATACTCAAGAAGAACTTGAAGCGGCTGCTTTAGAGAATGGAGTAGACATTGATACTATTATTACAGATAATGAATTAATACAAGAAGCGCCGGGAAAGGGAAAGAGTGCAACTGCCAAGGGGTCAACTGTTGCACCAAAAAAGAAGAGAACCCTGCCAACGGCAACAGAGTCGGCGTCGTCTTCAAAAAGTTCTTTATCGGAGTCCAATGGTAAAAACCCATTTGGAAAAGAAATAAAAACATTTAGTCAAGAAATAACAGAAGACTATCAAGCTATAAGAAAAAAGCGGCCAACTAAAACGGCGGCTAAAACTACTGTAAAAAATCAAGAAACAGATAGCTATGCGAAAGCTATGCAGGAAACTATGGATTACTTTACAGAAACAAGGAATAGAGAAGCAGCTAGTTTAGAGCCTGCTCCAGCTCCCGGAAGTTTTGGGCGTAAAAAGTTTGAACAAGAGCAGGAGGTTCTTACTAAAAAAGCACAAAAAGAAAAAGAAAAAAAAGAAGAAGAAACAACTATATTCTCAGCCAAAGTAGCAGATTTAGACTTAAAATACAATGACAATGCCTCCCAAGGCTACAAAGCCGCGTTGCAGGCTTCACAATTGAATGAAGAAGATAACAATTATTTAGATAGTTATATTCAAAATGAATTAGCCAGAAATGGCAAAAATATGGTAAGTCAAAGTGATATGTATTCAAGAGTTGGATATGCCGATGTGGAGCCTCATGTGTCCTTTGAAAAGCAAAGAAAAACTGTTATACAAAGACTTAAAAAAGATGGATTATTAAACAAATACAGTGAAGAGCAAATACTTCAGGAAGCGGCATTAGAATGGAGAAAACAAGAAGAAGTTAAAATAAGAGAAGATAAGTTTACCCGGCATTTAGCTAATAATTCAGATATAACAGAAAAGTCTAAAGAAATTATTAAAAATTATACAATCGCAAAAGGCAAAAATTCTGCTTTAACCTATATTAACTCTAGCACTGCAAGAAATGAATTAGTTAAAGAGCAAGCCGATATTGAAGATCAAATTATTAAAATAGACTCACAGTTAAAACCAAAAAATTATAAATTTACGGCTCAAGAAGAAGTTGACGCACAAAATGCTTTAATAAATGAAAGAGAGGAGCTCGTTGGCTATTATAATAAAAACAATGATTTAGCAAAAGCCCTAGAAAATAAAATAAGCCGTAGTAGTGATGAGGTAAAGGACCTTACCTTTGCTTACGACATGTTTAAAAGAGACTACTCCACTACAGGCTCTTTAAAAAAACGGGGGACTAAAGTTGTAAAATGGTTAAACGAAGGAGGAGGCTTAGTCGGATATGGTTTTGATTTTTTAGTTAATTCAGCTATTCAAGCTACAAAAATTGGGCCTGCAGGCACATATAGAAGTACTTTAACCGATACGGCCGCGGCAAACGCGTTGGGTTTTGACGAGTATATTAATAACACATTTGAAAAAGACTTAAATAGCTTCGAAACGCCCGGAGAAGTACTAAAGCATACTGGTGATTTAGTATTAGACTTTGTTCCAGATTTATTACTTATGATATTTACTGGAGGACAATCCACTATAGCTAAGGAGGCTGTGAAACAGGCTGCAAAAAAATCTTTATCTACAAGAGTAGTTAGTGCATTAGCCGTTGGTAAAGAAACATTACCTATAGGTGCTAGAGTTGCGTCGAGTAAATATCTTGACATGGTGAATGAGCAAAAAAACGGGTATTATGATGAGAGTGGTACTAAAATTATGCCAAATTATAGTACATCGCAACTTATGTTCGTTCCTGCCGCTTATGGTTATATGGAAGCGGTTGGCGAAAAAGCAACCGCGGGGATAATAAAAAGAAATTCAGGATTTTTTAAATTATTAAAAGAAACTGACCCAAAAGCATATAGTGATTTTGGTAACAATTTTTTTAAAAAATTTGAAGAGGTTGGACTAAAAGATTATTTAAAAAATACTGGAAAAGGTATTATAAAAGGGCAACTAGAAGAACAACCTGCCGAGTTTTTAACCTATGTTGGACAAGATCTTGCTGACAAATTCCTTTTAGGGAAAGAAGTAAATTTGCTTGAGCATACCGGAGAGGTATTCAAAGATACGGGATTATTAACTATTGCATTGACAGGCGCCCCAATGGTTGGAGGATTACTTATTAAACCGTTTATGTCGCAGTCAAACTCTGACAAAATGGTTTTAAATTCAATTAAATTAATTGATATTGAAAAAAGATTAAGCCAAGAAGACTTAACTGATATACAAAGAGTAAAGCTAGAAAGCGAAAAAGAGCAGATCAATAGTGATATGCAAGGTATTATAGGTAATACTGTAGACAATATAAATGACATGCCTTCCTCTGTATATAACTCTGTTAGTGCTTCTGCTACTAAAGTGGCTGCTATAGTCAATAAAGCTAAGGAAATTAATGAATCAGATATTGATCAAGAGACAAAAGACGCAGATATAGCTGCTTTAAAAAGAGAATACTTAAATGAAAAGTCAGTTTTAAATAGCTTAACACGCAGCATTGAGAGTTTAAATACTTTTGGTAAGCCTATAAATAGTATAACACGAGGAGAATTAATTGGTCTGCAGGCTGAAAGGGTTGCTGTATCTTTTAATAATAATCTATCTGAAAAACAAAAAGATAATGTTAATGCAAAAATAGAAAAAAGAATAGAAGCTATTTATGCTGCCAATGATGTTAACATTAATGAAGAGAGAACAAAAGAATATGAGCAAAATTTGAAGGTTGCTCAAAAATTAGCTACTTCTTCTAATGTACTAATAGTAGAAGGCAACAATAAAAATGATCTTTTAGCTAAAGCAAAATTAAGATTTAAAAATAATGAAATTAGCGAGGCTGATTTGAATGATCTAAATACAATGATTAAAGGCAAAGCGGAAGGTGGATTTTCCGCTTCTGGTAATGTTATATTTATACAAAAGGATCTTGCTGTAAAAAGAAAAGCCGTTACAGTGGGTTCTCACGAATTTTTACATAAATTACTGCAAAAAACAATGCAGAATGCCTCCACTCAAATTAATTTAGGTGAAGCTCTAGCTAATCATTTAATAAAAATTAACCCAGAACTTTATCTTAATAATGCAGTTGTTGAAAGACAATATGGTAATTATGATAAAGAAGATGCGGGTAATTTTAATGAAGAGTTGCTTACTATATTCTCCGATGCTCTACTAAAGGGAGATGTAAAATATAATGAGTCTGTTTTTACAAAATTAGGTGATATAATAAGAAGGCTTTTCCAAGACTTAGGCTTATCTAATATTGAATTTAATAGCGGAGTAGACGTTTATAATTTTATAAAAGATTATAATAATACAATAGCTAAAGGGAAAGACCTTAACAAAGCTCAAAAACAATTATTAGCAGGAGGAGCAAAGGGTAGTTTAATAAGCGATGGTATAGAAAATAAGCCTACAATTAAACAATCAAAATCGGCTAATGTATTAGCTATTGAGAAAAAAATACAAGATTTAGAAGATCAATATTATAATGATGATGATCTTGATTATGATGACTACGAAAACCGGTCTAAAATATTAAAAGCCAATTTAGCAAAGGCTATAGCTGCTGAAAAAGAGAAACCAAAAGAGGAAGCAAAACCAGAAGTTAAGAAAAAAGAGGTTGTTAAAACCGACGAAACTGAAGTAAAAGAAATAATAGCAGAGTCTAAAGGAACAATATCATCCGATAAGGTACAACAAATATACAATGAAAAAGGAGTTGAAGGTGCATTAGATATTATAAAATTGTTTGCTCCAATTACTAAAAAAATTGTAGATAAAAGACGTGATGCCCCTGGATTTGATAGAGAGTTATTAACAGATGAAATAGAAACAGGCGTTGGTGGTATTTTAGATTTAATATCTAAATATGATCCAAAAGAAGGCACTCCATTAGCTGCTTATATTAATAAGTATTTACCAGTTAGAGCAATTACGGCTTCAAGAAGAGTTTTAGATAAAGATTTTAAGAAAGATGCTGCTGAAGAAAAAGGATTAATGGCTACTGAAACGGCTGATTCAGGCTTTGTAGAATTAGCCAAAGAGAAGCCTACATATAAGAATGCATTAGAATCTAAACTACTTACTCCAGAAGAGCTTAAAACGGCTGAAAGTAAGATATTAACTGTTGTAAGGACATTAAAAAATCGTATTGATGCTCCAATATCTATAAATAGAACTGTTACGCCTATTATCGCAGAAATAAGAGATGCGATGGGTAAACAACTTGATATAGATCTTAAGACTATAATGGGTGGTAAAAAAGACGGGGTATTACGTAAATGGTTATTAGACCATAAACGTTATGTACTTGAAAATATGACAACAACATGGTTAATGGGCGCCGATGGTAAAGGAGGAATCCCTCAAGCTATTCAAAAGAAAATTGATGGTAAGTGGGTAAACTATCCTGATTGGGTTGGTAAAAAAATTGATCGTGAAGCAATGTCAACCGATAATGCCGGAAGAACTTCTGGGGCAGAATTAGCAAGACGTTTGCCAAATGTTTTTAATAACGTTTCTGATGCAGATTATTTAGGACAAATATTAGAAGTAGATGGTAACCCTATTAGAGGCAGAAAAGAATCATTAGCAAAGGCTGTAGCAGAAGAGCTAGCATTTGACATTATAAATAACGATTTAGCAAATGAAGGAGAAATATTTGACGCTTTATCAAAAAATCAAGAAAGATTAGGGGTAGAAATTACAGAAGTATTATCAAATGAATTTATTAAGCAAGCAGATAGAGGTAATGTAAAGTTATCCAGCTCTAAAGCATCATCGGCATTATTTATTTTAGAACAAAATGGTTGGAACAAAAATTCTAAAGAGTTCAAAGATTTTGTAAGTAAATTAACAACAGCAGAGGAGGAAAGTGTAAGTAAATTCTTTAAAAACAAAAGAGTCGAAAGGCTAATTATGTTGTTTCGAAATATATGGGAAACAAATCAAGGCGTAAAATATGAAAAAGACACCTTTAGTTTATTGAGGAGCAAAGAGGAAAATCTTAATAAATATAATATTAAATTAGCTCAGAATGTTCCGGATAGATTTAATAGCCATGAATATGATTTAGTACTTAAACAAAATGATCAGATAACAAATATAGAATTAAAAAATTCTTTTACTGATTATATGGGTAGCACTAGTAATGGCAAATTTTTAGAAGGCATATATTTTACAAAATCATTTGAAGGATTAGAAGACCTTAAAACAGAAATGGAATCTAATATTAATAGAAGTGAATTTATAAAAAAATTAAATGATCTGTTAGCTAAAAATGATCCAAATATTAGAATTACAAAATATGGCAATATACAAATAACTAATAAATTATATAAAGAACTTGATAGAACTTTGGCTAGCACCCAATATAATAAATTAAATATTAATGCATTATCTGATATAAATTTTGGTAAAGATATATTACAAATAAAAGATTCAGGAGCATTTGCTTTCCCGTCATCTAAATATGCTAATACTGGACAATTTAATATTATAGACAGTAATTTATTAGTTTCTGTAGAATTTAGAACATCTAGTGCGGGAAAAGGATGGAAAAATATAAGAGAAAGAGCTTATTTTACTTTGCCAGAAAACTTTTCTAAAAGTTCTAATATTGACTTAAATTCCAACCCAGACGAATTTATAAAGAGAATAAACGCTTCTAATGAAATAATTAAATTGCAAGACTCTAATAAAACTGAGCAGGAATTATCTAATGCTTTAATGAAACTAAGCGTTTCAAAAGAGCCTAAAGGAATATCTGTTTTTGATTTTGATGATACAATTGGTATAACTGAAGGCAATGTGCTATACATAATGCCTAATGGTGATGTTGGCAAATTAAACGCCGAGGAGTTTGCAAAAGAAGGATCAAGATTACTTTCCGAGGGAGCAGAATTTGATTTCTCTGAGTTTACTAAAGTAATTAATGGTAAGCCTGGTCCAATGGTTGAGAAGATGAAGAAAATGATTGGTAAATTTGGTCCAGAAAACTTTTTTATATTAACAGCAAGACCGCAAGCAGCGGCAGGACCTATTCATAATTTTTTATCCTCTATTGGCATAGATATTCCATTAGAAAATATTACAGGATTAGGAAACAGTACGGGCAAAGCAAAAGCTGATTGGATGGTTAGCAAAGCAGCAGAAGGATATAATGATTTTTATTTCTCTGACGATGCCATGCAGAACATTACGGCGGTTAAAGAAGCTCTTGACGTATTAGACGTTAAGTCAAAAATACAGCAAGCAAAAGCCAAATTCAGTAAATCTATGTCCGATGAATTTAATAAAATTATTGAAGAGAACAAAGGAGTAGAAAGTTATAAAGTATATTCTGATATTGTAGCTAAAAGACGCGGAGCTGGTAAAAATAGATTTGATTTATTTGTTCCACCATCTGCAGCAGACTTTGAATTGTTACTATATAAGTTTATGGGTAAAGGCAAACGCGGAGAAGAACAACAAAAATTCTTTGATGAAGCTTTATTAAAACCATATATTAATGGGGTTAATTTAATGGATGGGGCAAGGCAGTCAATTAAAAAATCGTACAAAGCATTGACAAAAGCATTCCCAGATGTACAAAAGAAATTAAAAAAACTTAGTCCAGATAAAGACTTTACTTATGATCAGGCAATACGCGTTGCTTTATGGAATGATGCTGGAATAGAAATACCTGGATTAACACAGAGAGACAATAAGAAACTTGTTGAAATGGTTAATGGCGATACAGAATTACTTGCATTCAAAGAAGGTTTAAAAGCTATGAGTCGTCAAGAAAAGGGCTGGGTTGAACCATCTGAATATTGGGATACTGATACAATAGTTTCTGATCTATTTAATATAACACAATCTGGAGGAAGAAAAAAATTCTTAGGAGAGTTTATTGAAAATGTTGAGACCATATTTGGAAAATGGGAATCCGGTAAATTAGTCGGCCCTAACATGAATAAGATTCAAGCTGTATATGGAACAAATGTACGTGAGGCTTTAGAAGATTCATTATACAGAATGATAAACGGTAAAAACCGTAGCTATGGGCAAGATAGAGAAACAAGCATGTGGACTAATTGGGTTACCGGATCTACGGGCGTTATTATGTTCCTTAATACAAGATCTGCCGTATTACAGTTATTAAGTACGGCTAACTTTTTAAACTTAAGAGACAATAATCCTATTGCGGTGGCAAAAGCTTTTGCAAATCAAAAACAATATTGGAATGATTTTGCTACTATATGGAATTCAGATAAAATGAAAGAAAGACGTGGTGGATTACGTGAGGATGTTGTTGCTTCTGAAATTGCAAATGCAGCAGCAGGTAGTAAAAACAAAGCAGCCGCCGTTATATCATATCTATTAAAGATAGGTTATACGCCAACGCAATTAGCGGATAGTTTTGCAATATCATCTGGTGGTGCTCCATATTATAGAAATAGAATTAAAACACATATCTCAGAAGGTATGTCTGAAACTGAAGCTGAAAAATTAGCTTGGGAAGAATTCTCTAAGATCGCAGATGAAACACAACAGTCTGGGGATCCAAAGGATATATCTAAACAACAGGCAAGTGGAGCTGGAAGATTACTATTGACTTTCCAGAATACAGCAATGCAGCAATCAAGATTAGTTAAAAAAGCTTTCTTAGATTTAAAAAATGGAAGAGGAGACGCTAAAACTAATATTGCTAAAATTAGTTATTATTTGATAATTCAAAATACTATTTTCTCAGTACTACAGCAAGGTTTATTTGCAGTATTGTTTGACGAAGATGAAGAAGAGGCAAAAAGAAAAAAGAATAGAGACGAAAAGGCTGTTGATTTAGCTAACGGCGTGCTTGATTCAATCCTTAGAGGTACTGGATTTTATGGTGGTATTGCCGCTACACTTAAAAATGTGGCTGTAAAATACATGGAACAGCAAGATAAAAAGCAAAAAGATTATGCTAAAGTTGTAATTGAAGCCGCTAATATATCTCCCCCGATTGGATCTAAATTAAGAAAATTATATGCTGGATTAAAGCAAACAGAACAAGATAAAGATCTAATAGCCGCGAGAGGATGGGGCGTAATGCAAGACGGAAGAGTTCATCTTGGTCCAATGTATTCTGTAACCGGTAAAGGCGCTGAGGTATTATTAAATGTGCCAGTTGATCGTTTGGTAAACAAAATTGAAAACGTTTCTCAAGCATTAAATAATCAAAACAAAGCTTGGCAAAGAGCGGCTGTTGCATTAGGATTTACACCTTGGACAGTTGGAATAGAAAAAACGCCAGGAGATTTAAAAATTATTGAGGAAGCAAAAGCCAAAAGAAAGATAGAAGGTCTTGCAAAAGCAGAAATTACTCGTGAAAAAAAATCAAAAGCTCTAAAAGATTCTATAAAAAGCCTAACGCCTTTTGAAAGATCAAAATATAGAAGATTAAAAGCTTTAGAAAAAAGAGAAAAAGCTATAGCTAGAAGCAAGAAGAGAAGAATGGGCGGTGATTAAAAGGAATAAAGATAACTAGGCACCATACCTAAATATTCC